GAAGGGCACAGTTTGAGAAGGCATTGGCGGGCGATGCTCGTATGCTTATGTTCCTTGGAAAAAATTGGTTGGGCCAACAGGATTCACCAACAGATGAAGAGTCCACAGGACCATTACCTTGGGAAGAGAAATAACCCTACATAATTAACAGTATGAAACTATCAACACCGCAACGCAAGGTAGCGGATGACCAAGCACGATTCAGGGTATTGGTCACTGGCAGAAGATTTGGTAAGACCACTTTGGCAATCAGAGAACTGTGTTATCACGCACGACATCCTGGCAAGATATGTTGGTACGTGGCACCAAGTTATAGACAGGCCAAACAGATCGCTTGGGTAAAGATCAAACAGATATTGAAGGACCTACGTTGGGTGAAAAGGATCAACGAGGCAGAACTAACAATAGAATTAAAAAACACATCAAGGATATGCTTGAGAGGTGCTGACAACAAGGACTCATTGAGGGGAGTTGGTATTGATTTCCTTGTGCTTGACGAATGTGCTGACATTGACGAGGAGGCCTGGACGACAGTTCTTAGACCAACACTGTCTGACACACAGGGACTGGCCTTGTTTGAAGGCACACCCAAAGGAATGAATTGGTTCCACGACCTGTACCAGAGGGGACAGGATCCATCAGAGAACGAATGGAGCAGTTATCAGTACACCACCATTGACGGTGGTTTCGTTGATGCTGGAGAGATAGAACAGGCCAAGAGGGATCTTGATGCCAAGACTTTCAGACAGGAATACCAAGCAACCTGGGAGACCTATTCAGGAATTATATACTACGGTTTCTCAATGAGTGAGAACGTCAAACATTTTGACGAACCACTTGACAACAACATCATACACATAGGAATGGACTTCAACCTTGACCCAATGGCCGCAGTGGTGACACACATCAAAAACGGCGTGGTTTATGTGATGGACGAGATACAGATATGGAGTTCAAACACAGAAGAGATGTGTAGTGAGATACATCGTAGATATCCAGGCAAGAAGATATTCGTGTATCCAGATCCTGCTTCAAGGCAAAGGAAAACATCAGCGGGTGGTAGGACTGACCTTTCAATATTACAAAACGCAGGCTTCATCTGTAAGGTTCCACCAAGGCATATGGCGGTAAGGGATCGTGTTAATTCAGTGAATGCCAAGTTATGTTCCGCTTCAGGAGAGCGACAAGTATTCATTCATCCATCCTGTAAGAATCTGTTAAATAGTGTTAGCAAACACACTTATAAAGAGGGAACCGTGTTGCCAGACAAGACACAGGGATTTGACCATATGAATGACGCATTAGGATATTTGATTTCATTTCTTTACCCAATCAGGACAGCATACGAAACCGCAGAACCCCAAAGGTTCAGTGTTAAAACAGGAGTTATTAGATAATGGCACAAGACATATATGGTTTGACAGGCACACAATTCACAGACGCCACAGGCAACAGCATTCAATTACCTGTACACCAGGACTATGACACATACGTCAATCATTGGAAATTTTTAAAGAGGAGTTATCTTGGAGGTGCTGAATACAAGAGGGGACAATACCTCAAGAAGTACCAGTACGAGAACGAAGGTGAATACCTAACAAGATTATCACACGCGGCAGAGGACAATCACTGTCGTTCAATCATACACACATACAACGCATTCCTATACAGACAACAACCCAAGAGGGACTTTGGTTGGTTAGACAACTCACCAGAGATAGAGCAGTTTCTAAAAGACGCTGACCTTGAAGGACAGAGTTGGGAGGCCTTTATGAGAGACGTCAATGTGCAGAGTTCAATCTACGGACACTGCGTGGTTTTGGTTGACAGACCAGAGACTGTTGTTGGTACACGTGCAGAAGAATTAGAACAAGGTATCAGACCTTTCTGCCAGATATACACACCAGAGAACATCCTTAATTGGAAGTTCATAAGACAACCAAACGGACACTACGAGATAGCAGAACTTATGCTGTTGGAACAGGACGAAAGACCTTACCAACGACAGGGAGAATTCTACATCCGTAGATGGACGCCAGATGCCATTGAATTGTATTCATACAGTGGCGATGATGTCAAAGAGCCAATGAAACAGATTGATTCAAGACCCAACAACCTTGGCAAGGTGCCAGCGGTATGGTGTTATGCCAACAAGGGGCCAATCAGAGGTATTGGTGTTTCAGACATTTCAGGTGTGGCACAGAGTCAGAGATTCCTGGCCAACCTTTACAGTGAAGCAGAACAATTGGTGAGTCTTACCAATCACCCTTCATTGGTAAAAACAAGATCAGTTTCAGCACAGGCAGGAGCAGGTGCGGTAATTGATATGCCAGAAGAATTAGATCCAAACCTTAAACCATACCTACTACAACCCAACGGTGGTAATCTTGAAGCCATACTTAAAACTATGGACGAGACTGTGAAGTCAATTGACAGGATGGCACATATGGGTTCTATCAGGGCCATTGAGACAAGACAGATGTCAGGTGTGGCGATGCAGTCAGAGTTCCTGATGCTTGACGCCAAACTGTGTGAGAAGGCAAAGAATTTAGAATTGGCAGAAGAACAAATTTTCAGATTATTCAGTCTATGGCAAGGTGAGGCCTGGGACGGAGAAATCAAATACCCAATGGCATTCCATATCAGAGACAAGAACCTTGATATGGACATAATCAACAAAGCCGCGAGTGCCCAAAGAGATTCAGCCGCCGCGACTCCAAATGTTAAATCAATAATTGATCAGAAGACGATAGAGATATTGGCCAAAGACGAAGATGAATTAGAAGAAATGCAGAATCAGGTGGCAGATGATGGCCAGCACGATCCAATGACCAATCCAGCAGGTATGGTGGCACATATGAGAGAGATGATTGAAAAGGATGGATTGACCAATGAAGAGATACTTGAACTGCATCCTGAGATAGCAAGATTTTTTGGAGGAACAGATGGCGGAGTACCAGGGCAGGAAGATAACACTCAATAAACCATTCAGGACACCAGGCAAGTCAAAGAAGTTTGGTGTGTATGTGACCAACAAAGCGACAGGTCGTGTGCAGATAGTGAGATTTGGTGATCCCAATATGCGGATCAAGAAAAACATACCAGCCAGGAAGAAAAGTTTCTTGTCCCGTTTTGGCGGCATCCTTAAGAAAGTCAAAGGACAGAAATCGTTGAGTCCAGCATACTGGGCCATTAGAAGTTGGCGATGATCACAATATGTTTATGGATCTTGATATGCGTGTATTTGTTGTATGAACTTAACAGATGGATAGAAAGAAACTTTTAATGGAGAAGCAAAATGGCAGGAATAAAATCAAGAAAAGGTCAGCAGACAAATCATCAAAAGTACGCAGTCAACGGAAGACCAGTAAGGCCTTGTCAAGTGTATCTGCAGAAGACCTCAGGCAATGGCTACACACGGTACGGCTCAGCGAATTTCATAGATTCAGGTGAGACAGTGCAGGACAAAAACGGAAAAGCAATACCTTGGAGGCAGATAGATTTTGATTAGGAAACTTTATAGATTACCAGAAGAGACGGCCAGGCACAGACAGATGAAACAACTGTGTCTTGACTACTTCACACACTACGACAAATTGATGAAACACCCCAGCAAGACCAATGCCGCACGAGCCAGGAAGGCCTGTGTGTTGTTGAAGAGGGTGGCTCACGCCAGGGGAGTTGAATTACTGGACCTGTATGCACCATCAAGGAACGAGGGCAGACCAGAGAAATTCCCAACCAAGCACAGGATTAAGGAGGATCACAATGGACAAGAAAAAGAAGAAGAACAAAGGATCTAAGTCTGGCAGAAGAAAACCCAGTGGCAGACGTAGGTAAGGACATTGAGAAATGGATCAGACAGGTTGTTGCTAAAACTCATAAGGCGAGTGGAGCGACAATCTGTCCTTTTGCGAAAAGAACACTTGAAGATAGAAAGATACAGATCTCAATGGCGAAGAAAGATGTGCTATCTCAGATTGGCCATTGTTGTGACCTTTTTGATATTCTGCATCTGGACATTGTCATCCTTTATTTCACTGACGAGATAACAGAACGAAAACTATCTAACCTTTGCAAGAAGGCACACCAACAAAATCGCAACTACGCCATAATGTACGACCACCCTGACAACGATGGACTACATAAAGGTGTATCATTCAGTTATGGCAAAGCACCATTGTTAATGATACAGGGAATGGCAAAACTGAAACAAGCACAACAAAAACTAAAACGGTCTGGATACTACCAGAAGTGGGACATCGACTCGCTTGAGCAGTTTTACTAATAAATAAACACATAGTGGTAATCCTGCCACGCATAACAATAGGAGGACTACGATGAGTCAAGAACAGACATCGCAAGACGTTCAAACTGCCACTGGGGCAACTGAAACAGTCTCTAACACGAGCCAGGACACAGCGGACAATCAACCCGCGAAAGTCTACACCCAAGCAGACATTGATGCTGTGGCGGCTGAAGTAAGAAGAAAAGCAGAAGCCAAGTATGAGAAGAAGTTTGGTCAAGTGGACGTTGAGAAATACCAGAACTTTTTGGCACAGGAAGAACAAGCAAAGATCTCCCAGGCCAAGGAGAAGTCAGAGTTTGAGAAACTGTTGAAGGAGAACGCAGACAAGTTCAACAACAAGATTTCAACACTAACATCTGAACTGACAAAGATCAAGGTGGATGGTGCATTGATAAATGCCGCATCAACCAAGAAAGCGGTGAATCCAGAACAGGTCGCGAGACTGGTTAGGGAAAACATCAAGATGTCAGACACAGGTGAGGTTGAAGTAGTTGATCCCAAGACAGGTCAAACAAGATACACTGACAATGGTGATCCCTTGACTGTAGATGGGTTGGTTTCAGAATTCCTAAACACCAATCCACACTTCGTTCAAGCGGGACAACCAGGTGGTGGATCTAAATCAAACACTGGCACAGAAGGTGTTCCTCAAGTTGATGTTAATAGTCTGGATATGACAAATCCAGAACACAGAAAGAAATATGCTGAGTGGCGAAAGACACAAGGCACGTTTTAAATTAACAACAATAAAGGAGTCATATTAAAATGACAACAGCAACAACAAACACGACATCATTGAATGATCTGATTGCACCCATCGTACAAGAAGCGATGTTCGTAGCATCAGAGACTGCAATTATGCCAGGACTTGTGAAAAACTTCACAGTTCCTGCAAATGCTGGTAAGGTATTACAAGTACCATTATACGGCACACAAACAATCGCATCAGACGTAGGTGAGAACGCGGAAATCGCAATGACGCAAATCTCAACTGACAAGGCTGACATCACTCTTACAGAGGCTGGTATAGCGGCGAAGGTGACTGATATGTCAAGAAATCACTCAACTTCAAATGTTATCGCAGACTTAGGTAAGTTATTTGGTGAAGCGATTGCGAAAAGACACGACAGAGCATTAACGGCTTTGTTTGATTCTTTCTCAACTGAAATCAACGCGGCAACAGACAGTCAAAGTGAATTAACTGTGGCGGACTTACACAAAGCATACGCAACTTTAAAAGCGGCTGGTGTACCAGGTCCATACTACGGTGTGTTCACTCCACAGTCTCTATTCGCATTGAAGTCTAATCTAACTAACACATTCGCAAATCCAACAAATGCACTTGTTGTGACTAATCAGGCTATGTCTGAAGGTTTCATAGGTAGAATTGCTGGTATTGATGTGTTTGAAACATCTAACATCGTAGAGAGTTCTGCGACATCTGCCACTTGTGGTGTGTTCGCCAGAGACGCTTTAGGATTAGCGGTGGCTCAAAGATTAAACATTGAGACTCAAAGAGACGCTTCATTAAGAGCGGAAGAAGTAGTAGCATCAACAAGATATGGTGTTTCTGTTCTTCACAACACTTATGGCGTTAAAATAGACGTAGATAACACAATCTAATAAGAGGGTTTATCTCGCTCATAATTGGGGCCAGTGGCGACATTGGCCCCTTTTTTTACGACTATGATTGTTTGGTTCAACGGACACAGTCAGCGACAATTCT